GGAGCTGACACTTCAGCTAAACGAGTAAGAGCCGAAGCACCGCGAGCCGCTATAGTAGCTTCGCCAGCAGCTAAAGCGCCACGCGCCGCAGTCTGAGCAGGAGCCGAAGCCCCAAGCGTTAAGATAAGCGGAGCAATCGCACCCGCTACTTCGCCAGCGGTCGAAGACATCTCGTTACGCTGTTTAATCTCTCTTAGAGCGTCAGCAAATCCGAGTCCTCGTCCTGCAAGGTCGGAGGCTCCAAAGGTAAGAGACCTAGTCGCTCCAAGAGTTCCGGCCAAGAAAGGAGAGTTACCATATTTTTCTTCCTTACCTCGTTCAACTGAAGCTTCAGGAGTTTCATAAGTAAAGCCCTGACCTAAAGCGTCTTGAGCGTCTTGCGAGTCTACAAAAACAGGCTTACCAGTTGTGTCCAGCATTGGGACTTTGCCTGATTTCAAAACAGAGTCAGGGATGCCTCCAGAGTCTTGCTCTTGTGCTCCAACGCCTATTACGCCTTTTGCTGGGTCGTACTTTAACATCTACTTCCTCGCAGTTGTTTTAATCTGTTTTGATTCTTGAGGACTGAAGCCTTCTTGCTTAGCCATCGCTTTGTATGCGTAATCTACTTTATTTTCTAATTCCCGAAGAATAGCTTTGTTTTTAGAGTCCATACTAAACATCTTTGTAGGGTCGGCAACGATGCTATCAAGAAGCTTTTGTTCGTATTCAGTAACCGCGCCAGCGCCAACCAAGAATGTACGAAGTGATCCAATAAGCGTAGCTTTAATAACTGAAGCACGAGCTGAAATCTCTGGAGATAGGCTCTTATTCTTTGTATCTGCGAACGAAAGAAGGTCGTTAACTGAGCGTTTAGTTTGGTCAACAGTCGCGCCCATCTTTTTAAGTTCTGTAGCAGCCTCATCACTCAAAGCATAACCGCCAAGAGCTGGGACGAATTTAGAAAGATTCTTCTGCTGAGCTTCTGCGTATTTTGCAGCTAGTTCTGCGTTAGCTGATTCTTTCTTCATTTGAATCTCGCCAAGAACCTGATCTAGTTTTGCCTTAGCTTGTGGTCCAGCGTTAGAAGCTTGCATCTTTTTAATTTGCAGCTCTACGCCTTGAAGCATATCAGACCGAGCAGCAGCTTCAGCCATATCCTTGTCTTTGTATTGATTCATTCGCATTTGGTAGAGGCTTTTCTTGCCTTCGATACCTTCTTTTGCGACATCACGATTAAGCATCTGCATCTTAAGGTCGCGCTCAATTGCTTTGTCGATTGCATCAGCTCCCTGGTTAGCTCCAGTGCCATCCATAGCACCGCCAAGCGCTCCCATGAGAACTGACAGCCCTGCTACAATTCTGCTACCTGTTGACTTATCAGCCCAAAAATCTTGAGGCTTCATTTTAGATAGCTGATCTTGAGATTGTCTCATCTCTTCATAATGTTGATTAGCTGCTAATTCTTTTTGCTCTTCTCTGTATTGACGGTCTTTGGCTTGCTGCTCCATTTGCTTAGCCATGCCATCATAGTAAGCAGCCGTTTGCTTTCCTTGCTCTTCAGCGAGATTAGCTTCTTTGGTAAGACCGCGCTCATAGCGATTCATTCCACTAGAAGTAGTTGGAGCTATTGGAGCGGACACTGAGGGAGTCTCAGCGACTTCATTTTGAGTTAATTGCCCAGCTTCAAGCCCATCACCACTAGATGATACTGGCATTTCTGGAGGTTGAACAGGTGGCGCTTCTGGCTCTGTACCAGCTAATATTTGATAACCCATCATAGGATCATATCGAAGGTCTTCGTAAGGAGCTGGCTCTTTAGCAGTTCCCGCAATAGTCTGAGGCGACACTTGAGGATTAGCGCTAACCGTTGCAGCTTTTCCAAACTGTCCCATGAAGTCAGGACTAACACCGCTCTTAGCTACTCGAAGAGGACCTTGAGGGGTTTCATACGTAATGGAATTTTCGTCTTCGTTAAGAATCATACTACCTCACCGTGTTCATGTAGAAGTCGTCTGCACTACCAGCACCGCGAAGTGGAGCTGTTTGGATTGCGTTGTCATCCATAGACCTACCGCCAAGACCTAAAGCTTTTTTACCAGCTAAGATTGCTTCACTAGCGCCGCCCGTAACGATACCAGCGCCAATTCTTGCGACTCCGCCTAAAACTTTACCAAAGATCCCGCGTTTTTTGCTCTGAGCTTCAAGACGCTGTTGTTCAATCATTTGCTGCGCTTGTTGCTCGGCTTGCTCGTTACTTATTCCCATACCAAGAAGACGCTGCTTCATTTCATTCATTTGCTGCTGTTCTTGCATTTGCATTTGCTCGGCTTGTAAATCTTGGCCGCGAGTCTGGCCTAAGAACTGACCGTATTGGCCCATTGCAGCCTGTTGCTCTTGCGCTCTGAGCATTGCAGCCTTTTGCGCTACGTCTTGCGAGCCAAGAGCCGCCTGTTGAGCCGCGCCTCGTGCAAGACCGCCGTATCCAGCGCCGCGAGCTGATTGACTAGCAGCCAAAGCCGCCGCGTTTTGCAATGAAGCTTCTTGCCCTTGCATTAATTGTTGCTGAGCTACAGAGGGACCGCGACCAGCTAGAACATCTTCAAAGCGGTTAGATAGTCCCTGTTGCTGACCCCGAACTTCAGCTTGTTGGCCTCCAGTAGGGTCGAACTGCTCTTGCTTTCCAAGATAGTTCTCGAACCCAGCGATAGAAGATTTATTCTTTTCGTAAGGGTTGTAAGTAGGCTTTGCTGTAAACGAATTTTTACCTAATCCGATTGCGTTTAGTATTCCCATTGTTCCCCCATGTTAACTCGTAATTGCGTCTTTACCATTGCGAAGTTTAAAGCCGCCTTGTTTTATTCCGACTTCTAATGTCAATCCGGTTAGCTCTAAAGCCCCGCCGTTTGTACTGTTATCATCAAAGTCTCGAAGCTCTATTTGAAAGCTTTCGCATTTCTGAATAGCTGGCTTAACTCTGAATTGATAAACCCCATCAGCGCCGCCGTAGTATTCATCACCGCCATAGTAAGCCGACGACCCATAATAAGAAGTATCTAGCGCGGTCTGAGGATTAAATTGTAGCGTTTCACGAACCGAATCGTCAAAATCATAGCGCATGGAGATTTCAAGCTTATGCTGGGTTAGGTACTTTCCTAAGAACCGCATCGAGTAAATTCTCTGAGCACCCTGAAGCTGAGCCTGTTGAATCCAAGGAGTTCTAAACTTCATTTGGATGTAAGATCCAGCGTCTAGGAAGTTTGTGGATTCAAGCCAAACTTCTCCTGAAGTCTTCAGCATTACAAAAGAGCCTTGCCAGATTACACAAGACAAAGCCTCGTGATTTGTAAACGTGTACCATTCGTCATAAAGGTAGTTATAAACCAGACACAGCCCATCAGAATGAATCAAACGAACTTGGTCAAGCTCTGGGAGCATAACCCCGCCTTGAGGCGTTAAATCGTTATAAGCGTGAACAGGTTGACCGATGTATCTGGTCTGAAGCGAACGGTCTAAAAGGTAGTAACCCTTATTCGACTTGAAAATGATACCTTGCTTAGTTGAGACAACGCTTTGAGGGAAAGGACAGCCTACATCGGATGTAATCAGTTGAGGATCTTGGAAATCGTTTTGCGCTCCAGTTGGTAAAGGACCCTGACCGATTTGAACGTAGATAGAATTCGCTTTAAATAAAATTAGTTTCTCATCAAGCTTAGCAATAGCGGATAAATCCCCGCCGCCTTGCTCAACCCTAAAAGAAAAGCCGTCTTTAAACTCAACAGGCACGCCGAAGACCTGGGAGTCTGAATACTCAACTACTGAGCCGTCTTCTTGCCCACCTACGCAAAGCCTGTTTCTATAGTCTTCAATAAGTCTTGAAGGCTTAGGCTGTACGTTCTCAATTACGCCGCCCGTTGTGTAAAGAAGCTGGTTAGAAGTAATTAACGAATCAGCCGTATTATCTAAGAATGTAACAGTGTCTACTGTCACGTCGCTAAGGGTAGGACTGGATAGGCTAGACACTCTATAAAATACCGTACCGTTAACGACAGTTCTATAAACAGCGATAGATACGTTAGTCCTGCCTGACTGGGTTTTGCGCTCTGTAATTCTTAGAGTCGGAATAGTTAAAGTGTTTCTATCGTTTAATGCGTTAGTTACTGACAAAGGTATCGACGTATTTGATTGATGTATCTGGCCCTGGTTATCGGTCCACTCGTAAACAACTACATATTGACGAGTACCAGCTTCAAGCGTTCCCGTTGCTACCGTAATAGCGTTAGAAAAGTTCTCTGGATAAAGATTAAAGCCATGCTCGAATACACTTAGACCGTCGTAGTCTTGAATCAACCCGCCAGCGATATGTAGGTTTTTCCCAATCTCTTTTAGCTGGTAGTCGTCTGACTCAAAGAATGAAATCGTCGAAGCTTGAAGACCCGTTAGCGCGTAGGCTGCTCCTGCCTGAGTATCAAGACGGGTTTTAATAATTGAAGGATAGATAAACTCTAAAGTCGACAGAGCCGCCACATTTGAAACGTGCCCGACTCTTCTTGTAAGACCCACAGCTTCAATAGGCGCTATGGTGTTAATAACCAAAGCCCTTGAGTCGCTTACGTGCTTCATTGTGAAGAAAGTAGGCTGTAGAGCACTCTCATGTACACATACTAAGTAGTAACTACCGTCTGGACCTGTAAAGGGTTTCGACGATAATCCGATACTTCGGCACCATACTGAGAAGCCACTAAAAACTTGGGACGGCGGTTCACCTGTAACTGATCCGGCTTTAACGAAGGTGTTATAGGTTTGCGCCGCCCCAATCTCGACCCAGAATTTTACTCCCAAGCCAAGCCCGACCCCCGAGATGTTTCTTACGTTAGCATTTTCCGCGTTGGATTGTAGCGTTGCCGACAGTCCAGGCGTGTCTAAGAAATCAAAAGCTATAGAGCCGTATCTAATATCGTTACCGTTCTGGTAGACGACTCTAATTCTAGTTGTATCAACAATAAGGCAAATAGCATTGCTAACAGCGGTTCCAAAGAGTCCAGTTACGAACCCAGGAAAGCCGTCAATAGGACCGCCAGCCGTTCCAGCTTCGTTCACATAACCGATCTTTAAATTTCCAGCGGTGTTTTTGTAGCAAATAACAGAGGTGTTCCCAACATCGGAATAACGAGCAACATCAAAGATGCCATCTGCTATAAAAGCATCGTTAGCAATTAATACAGAAGATTCAAAAGCAGGATTTACTGTGTCGATTCTAACCGAACTAATATTCCCGCCATCACTCCAGAAGACATAGATGTATCTTTCGCAAGCTACGATTTGAGGGCGACGACCAGTAGCAGCTAACTGAGTATCACTTACGATAGTAAGACCTGACACGTTATCAATAATTGAAGCGCGAATCCCGCCGCGTGAATCTTCCCATGCGTAGACGATAACGTCTTCCAAGAATCCAACAGACGGCTCAGTCTGACTTGAGGTGTTTCTTATAACTTGCTTTGAGTTAACGGAAACAGAAGAGACTAACCCTCTATCCAAAAATGAATCACTAGACTCGATATATGAATAAAGATTTGTGCGAGTAAATTGCAGAAGCTCGTCTTGGAAGGTAGCAAGCTTTTTAAAGTCAGATACAACTGTGCCGATTTGATCGTAGCCTTTTCTCTTTTGAAGAGTTCCAAGCTTGTCGATATATGCGTTCTCAAGTTCAAGCATCTTGCCAGTTGGCACAAGCTTAGGATCGGTCTTAGTCTCAACGCCAACACCTAGAACTAAAGGAATAAGCTGCTTCTGTAATGGCATTATTTGAATTCCTTTTTATAAGAAACGCCAACGTAATCGTATGATTTTTGAACGTCTACGGAGCCGATGTCGTGCTTTGATCTATGGCCTACAAATACCGTATAGCCGTCTTTCTTATATCCAGCCTCAACGTCCCATGTAACAATCTTAGGACCCCAACGTGTAAGCTCTTTAGGTTTACAATCAGCCATAGTCATTTGTTTGAAATAATAATCCCCAACTGGAAACTCCAGCGTCAAGCTTGGGACTAGAAATAAGCTCGTCTTCACGAGTACGGCTTCTAAGATCATAATTCGTAGGCTATAAATTTACAGCGGTTTAAGGTTGTAGAATCACCGACGTTTTGCGCTTTAATTTGCACTTTGTAGGTATAAGTTCCAGCAGCCACAACATCAACAGAGCATAATGACCCTGGAGGCACCTCAAGAGATGACGTTGACGCTCCTCCAAATAAGTTAAATATTGCTATTACTGTTGCAGCTCTTAAAAATTGAGCTTGTGCTCCCTTTGATCCAGAAGCTCCACTAACTCCAAACGCTGCTACGTTAGTCGTGCTCCCGTCTGGAATAACGATAAGCATAACAGGTCTTCCTGTAGTTGTTATTGTCACTGTAAGATTCGTTACATCAACATATGAATTTGATGAAGTTGAAAAGACAGCAGAAGAAGCGCTAAGCTGTTGACCAAGAGCCACTAGCTTAGATTTAGTAACGCCGCCATCTTTAATTCGTAGCGCGTTAGATGAAACCTCAAGAGTTGAGTTATCCGTAGAAGCTAATGCCATCACAGCGCCAATTTGTCCCGTAGTAATTACACCGCTCGAACTAATAAAAGCAGGGAGCGTGCTACCAGGTAACGCCGCTGGAAGAGTTAAATCATAGTTAGCCGCTAAAGCCGCAGGAACTTTAAGCTTCGCGTACTTACCTGAAACGATGTTCTCGTAAACATATAAAGAACCCGCTGCAATATCACCTGTAACAGTAGGAGACTGTCTAAAGGTATATGTTTTTGTGATGTCGGAATAAACTACACTAGCCGTTGACGTTGTGTAGTCCCCACCGATGCCACCCGCTGCTGTTACGTTAATCGTATTCCCAGAAGTGATTTGGACATCAACGCCTCCAGCGTTCTTCCAATACAAGTCACCGCCTTCAGCATAGACTGAAGTGAAATCTGAAACCGTTGCGACGTTATCAATTAACTTTGCGTAGTTTAATCCGTAAATACCAAAGCCTGAGAAGTTAAAGTTTTGGTTTACGTTAATACCCGCTGGAGTAACTTTAGGACCCTTACCCGTTGTGTGATCATGCGAGTCTATCAGGTTAAAAGCTGTGTTCAGCATCGTTGCATACGTTGGTCCAATCGTTCCCGAAGGTCCAACTACTGGAAGGTCTAAGCTCATTAATGGTGTAGCCATTTATTTAATCCTCATTGATAAAATTCCGTTACTTCTATGTAGCCTGAACCGCCAGCACCGCCAGCCGTTCCTCCAGTCCCAGCCGTACCAGCAGCACCTTGAGCGCCGATTGCATATGCATAGCTTGAGGCTAAAGGACTAGGTATAATTGCACTAACGTAGCCGCCTGAACCGCCGCCGCCACCAGCAAATCCTCCAGAAGATCCAGCAGCGCCGCCGCCACCGCCGCCGCCAGTATTAACTTCGGCGTTAGTCCCGCCTATTGAACTTCCGGATCCAGAACCAGCGCCACCAAATGCTGAAGAGCCTCCTTGACCGCCAGGGAAACCTATCGCGGATGCCGTAGCGCCGCCGCCGCCACCGTAACCGCCCCTTAAAGCTGTACCTATTGCTGGAGTAGATATAGACGCAGTGCCACCACGAGCTGATACGTTATTTTGTGAAAGCCCACCAACACCACCGCCAGCAGACAATAAAGATGTGCCGAAAGTTGTATCGCCACCCGTTCCTCCAGTGCCACCGTTAGCCCCTGCAATAGTCGCAGACCCAGCACCGCCACCGCCGCCGCCTACCATACGAACCTGTATCCATTTTACATTTGCAGGAGTCGTGTATGTTCCGGTTCCAGTAGTGAACTTTTGAATCGTTGGAGTTTTAAAAGCTTCAGCCGTAACATTGCCTTCGGAGTCCATTAAAAGTGGGAGCTTCGACGCTGGAGCGTATCTAGGCATCACTAGATCATATTCGTTTGAAATCCCGCGCGTTTTTTTATCAACATCGGTAAGCGAAGCCGCAACACTGTCTTGCACCTTTTGCAGATCATAATTATCAGTGTTGGTCTTTTTGAAGATCATTCATCACCGAAGAATCTATTATATGGCAGTCTTTTACCAACGATGTCAGTTACAACTTCAGGATTGCCCTGGTCGCGGTTGTTAGCCATCTCTTCAATCTTAGCTGTGAGTTCTTGTTTTTCAATAAGGAGCTGAGAAATGTCAGACTCTTCTTTCTTCAAACACTTCATAGCTGCGTCAACTACAACGATGTCCTCCCAGCCGTTAATACCGTCAAAAGTATCAGCGCCAACAGCCAAAGGAGTAAACGCTGGAGCATACCAGACAGTGATGTTCTGAGCTGGAGGTATCGGAGTAAACTTAAGAGAGTTCTTGATAATTCTGTAACGAATTAATTGAGCATTGTAGCGATATTTATGACGGTCAATGAAGTTAAACCTATCCATAGGCTGGGATAACCCATTGAGCAAATAATCAACTCCGATAAGCTTATAGAAATCAGCGGGTAAAGCAAACGTGTCAGCTATGCCATCGGTTACTACAGTAGCGCTTATGGTGTAATAGTCCTCAAACTTCTTAAGCAGAATATCGTAGAGGTCTTGGCACCCTGAATTTATGTAAGTCGTAATCTCTGCATCGGTTACGAACGTGGTGTTTTGCATATCGGCACGTTGTCTAACCTGTGCGATAAGACTCGTTAACGTGACGGTGCTTGCCATGTTGGTCCCTCAGATAAAGAAACAGCCCTAGTTTTTAGGTAGGGCTATTTGGTTAGTCTTCCGATTTCTCTTCGGAATACTCGCATACTTGCATCATAGTTTCCATAGCATCAACTAAAGCTGAGATATCTTTTTTCTCAATAGCCGCAAGCAGTGAGCGAGCAGCGTCTTTTTTAGCTTCAGCAGACATCTCCATT